CGAGGGGGCGCCCGCTGAACCGATTGGAGGTTTTCTCTTGTACACCACTCATCGACGATATAGCGGTTGGACCCGCTATAAGGGAACTGGTAAAGTCTCTGGGACCACAAGGACCCAGGACTACGAGTTTCCTCGTCTTCTTGAGGGTGTATACTCATGGAGGACTGGTCCGAGAGCGATCTCGGATCCGCCAGTAGTTCCGTCTCCCAAAATCGTCACTGACGGTTTTGGAATTCCTGCACCTTCTAACAGAGGGAGCGTCGTTGACCGTCTTGCTTCGCAAAAACGGTACACCGAGGAACTACTTCGTGCGTCCTTCCCGGCCGAAACGGCTACGGGAAGCGTCTCCACGAGTCGAACATCAACTACGGACTCTGGCCATCTCTTCGGATCTGTCAAGATCCTCCGAGAGCCATTTTCCGCTCGGCTCGTTGCTGATCTCTCCAGTAATAATTACTGGGAAGGTGATGCAACTGGCACTGTATTGGCAGGGAACTATAACCCGACTCCATATCCAATGGGTCTAGGTTCTGAATCCGCTTCGGTGGCTTCAGTGTTCCCACTGAGTGAGCTAGCCCGTCAGGGCATGGCCAATCAGTATTTTGCTTCTACAGCTCCTGACAGAAATGACGCTAGTCTCCTCGTAACAGCAATTGAGCTATTACGCGGTGACGTCCCGTCGGTTCTGAAGAACTTCCGAAAGATGATGTCAGGTGCGAAGAGTGCTAGGAACACCCTAGGCTCGGATTACCTGAATATTCAGTTCGGATGGACTCCGCTTATTCAAGAGTATACCAACGTTTTACGCGTTGGTCTTACTCTTGATCGAGCCGTTTATGCCGAGACGTACCGGCGTAAACGGAATTGGGATGGACCATTCCATGATGGACATATCACATCAAATGTGATCTTGAACTCATCGGGTACCCCTTGGGGTACGGCCGGAAGTTCTCGAGGTTCCATCTGGGGCGGTGCCGGCTTCGGTGTAACTTTCACCGTTGATGGCACTTGGCGGGAGTCGGAAGACTACCACTGGTCCTCTCGCTATACAGGGTTGGCTAAGCCATCTCTGAAAGCGAATTCTCAAAGCGATCAGGCGACTGATGTTTTCAAGAGATTGGGACTGGTTGACGATCCTCGGTTACTCTGGGATCTGACGCCATACTCCTGGTTGGCTGATTGGTTCACCACGATTGGTGACTCAATTACCAACGCAAACGCCTATGCTCCCCTGAATGGGAAGTACAGCGTTGACTTCGCCTATCTGCACACGCAGAGGACGCTGAACGCCAGAGCTGTGCTCTGTGGTCTAGCGATACCTACTAGCAATGTGTGGAACGTCACCAACGGGGCATGTTCATACCTCGGAATGGGACGTTGGAGAAGTCGAGCGACTCCTTTTGGTTTCGGCACCCAGCTTGCTTCGCTTAATGCGTCGCAATATGGGATCCTAGTGGCTCTCGGGCTTGCCCGAGGTCGCTAAGTCCTGTGGAAGTTCTCTTCCGCGGGGCGCACACAACTTCACATCAAGTTAACAACAACTCAACATGGACAGGAGTCCAAGATGGCATACACCGACCCTCAGACCGTAACCATTTCTGGTACGGCCATTTCGCACCCTCGGGTGCTGACTGGTACGACCGTCGGCCGGTTCGTTTCCGCTGATGCGGCTTCCGAACTGACCGTGGATCCTCGCGGCACTGCAAAGCGCCGCCGGAACGTTGCTCGACTCTATGAGAAGAGCTCGTCGATCGACCCGGGAACGGGTCTGACCGTCCAGGTTCAGGACATGGTATCCTTCACTGTGGATCGCCCTCTGTCCGGAGTCACTGATGCTGTTGTCGAAACTCACGCTTCGGCACTCATCGCATGGCTCACGGCCAACACCAACGCGAACTTGAAGAAGCTCATCGCTGGTGAGAACTGATTCATGGAAACGATTCAGACGATTCTGATTCTAACCGTGATGGCACTGACTGGCCTCGTGGGAATCTCCCTCGGAGGCCTGTTCATGGCCGCAGTTCAGAGGCGTCGAGAGACGTCTTAAGGTGTCCCATCTTGGCTTGGAACTACTAGCTCTTGAAAGGAGCAGAGTTGAAAAGCCAAGTGATCCTCCTTGAGCACCTCCTGCTTGATGCAGGCGATGCTCTTGGGTTCAGCGCAAAGAGAGATATTGAAACTCTCTGGTGGAGATATGATCAAGAAGGTTTACCCTTCCTGACCATCACATTGCCACGCCTTGATGATCTGCTGATCGCAGGTCTCCGAGACGGACAACTCCCCCCTTACGAAGGGTGGTTGTCGCGATGTGCGTTTCCTGAATTCCTTTCTGGAATTTGGAAACTGATTTTCTCCAGGGATGGACAACTTCTCTCCAATCCCAGCATACCGGCAATTCGGTGGCTTCGTCAGATCTCAAGACTTCACAAGAAGATCTTTGAGGTCTGCGAAGCCGACCGTGTCGCTGCAGAGATTGATCAGTTCGTGACTACAGACAAGAGTCTGCTATCGCGTGCTGACACTCGTGCAACGATCGACCCGTATGCCCGAAAGGTCGCCCAGATTTTGTTTGGGCGCTTGATCGGAGAGGCCATGGAAACCATCGATGATGGTCGCCATGGCCCGGGTGCTGTATCCGAATCACTCGGTGTTAATGAGAGGTGGAGTTTCGACTCTATCTCTTATAACATCGAGTCTCTGGT